GGGTGCAGCTGGCATCATGGCCGACTTACCCGCTTGATGCTCTGTCATTAAAGATGTGGCAATTGTGACGGGCTTATCTGACCAAAACGAATCGGCATAACTGCCAACAAATACTTTGCCATTCCCCTGCTGATACCAAATAAAGTCACTGACTTTATATATTCGACCAATGTTATCGAGCATAGACAACCCTGATCCGTCGCTATAAAAGCACGGTGCGGCTGATTCTGAATATGGTTTATCGGGTATCACAAACTCGATACCTGTTTGATTGCTTATCTCGTTTAATACTTGGCGCATTGTGGCATGGCGTAACATCACACTTAAATTAAACATGAGCGCTGATGACCATTCGCGACAAAATAGCGTGAACCAACCATTTGCGCTGGGTAAAACACGCTCAACATAGCCATTAAAGACACGATCGACCATGTCACCCCAACCAAGATCGACTTTTACAGTATCGAGCTTTGTTGCACGTTGCCTTACATTTATCTGGCACGTACCAGGTGCTGAGTCATTTAGCACTATCCAGTGGTCTTTTAATTCCACCTTCTGATCGTTTACATACGCGCGTGAAATAAACCTGGCATTTGGACCCGCCATTATACAGTCCTCAAAGTAGCGAAGTTTTCTTGCAAGTGCTGCTGTAAATTAGCGTATCGAATATTGCTAGTACCGCCCTGCTCTACCGCAGTAGGCTCAGCTGTTCGCTCTTCGACTTTTTGCGGTACTGAACGATACTCAGCAAGAGTAAACGTAACCATCCATTGACGTGTTGTTTCTTGCTCAACTGCTTCAATCTTGCTGCTAAAGCGAACTTGTTTAACACCAATTGCTTCAGCAGTAATATTATTTATTCTGTAAATTACACGGGCGCCAGCTTCCGTCGCTTCGGCCATAGTGTATAAATCGGTGAGTGTTTGTGCGTTTTTAAAAGGGATCAGCCCCGACACTGTCAGCATTTTCGCTTTAATACCCGTTTCTGCGCTGTCAGTGTTTGAGGTTTGCCCGCTGGCATCTTCGCTGGCAAGCTCTTGGCTTGCCGTGATGCGAAGTGATTTAAGTAAAATTGGCAACGAGTTTAAGGTCAGCATTGTTATACACCTAGTGCATTTACCCAAACATGAAGTTTAGCTTCACCCGAAATATCTACAGCGGTAGGGGTTGCCAGTGACATATCAATAAATTTAATCGTAAACTCCCCTGTATCGAGATTAAATTGCCCTGCTCTAGCGTCATATTTATGACCTGCATCATGGGTTAATTTCGCGTCTAAAATAGGGGCAAGATTATTACTCGCCACACTAGATTTTATTTTAACTTTGAGCTCAGCATTTGATGAGTTGTACTCTACAGACTGAATCCCCATACTAGCAAAGCTTTGATGAACAACCGGCGCACCTGCAGTAAGTGTGATTAACCCAGCACACCACACAACAGGGCTCACAGCCTTCGTTGAGCTGATCTTAATATCTGTGACTTCAATTTCTCCGCCGACACTTGTATAAACACCAAATGTACAGCCTACATAATCACTTTCATTTGCAGTTTCTGGTACCGTAAATGAGCATGTGTATTCTTGCCAGTGTGGTGAGTTCACTTCTACTCGGTTCTTTAAATCACCTGTTGCAGGGTAATCAATCGCAAGCGAACCGCTTGTACCATCATTACCACTTAAACGCCTTGCTAAACACGTCAATGTGATTTTATCTCCCGCTCTTGCCGGAATTTTCTTGGAAAGATAAGCGAATTCTCCGAGTGACGCAGCAGACGACATGCGCGCGACTTCACCAGTGATATTAATTGCTCCCGAACCACCTTTTACTTGCTGCATATCTTTAATTGAAACAGTACCAATATTCATCTTAAACACCCCCTAACGAAATATCCGACATAATTTTATTTACACCGATTTTTTTAAGACGCTGGGCGTCATAATCAGTATTTACCGTCCATGCTGCGACACCAACCGATTTACCTTTGCAATACTGAACAATTGCGGGACTGTTTAAGATAGCGGTATACATCCAAAGTAAAGCGCTGTGGCCCATGTTACTCAGTGAATCAACATACGTTTCATAATTTGCAGTCAATGATCCTAAGTACCCAACACCAATGGTTTGGTTTTTTGTTCTCACATATTCAAGATCAGTAAAATCAAACGATTGAAGCATAACGAATGGCTCCATGTTTTCAGCTTCAATAGCAGAAATGATTAAATCAATGTCCGACTGATTTCGGTAACCTTTGATTTCGGCATAGACATAAACACCTTTTGTTTTTGCCAGTTTCAATAACTCGCTGAAATACGGAATACCTTCAGAAGCAAATGAGGTACCCGCCACCTCATCAAACACCAATGATTCAATATACGATGCATTTAAAGCTGTAAACGTTCCAGAACCATTAGTTAAGCTGTTGACTTGATCGTCATGGAATAAGAACAACTCACCATCGGCACTGACTTGAATGTCACATTCTAATGAATCCGCGCCATTACTTAATGCGCGTGACATTGCTAGCATCGTGTTTTGAAGAAATTGTCCTCTAAAACCTCTGTGTGCGATAAGTTCAGGCTTATCAATATCAAAGCTTGTAACAATAGGCGTTGGTTGCCCTTGCTGTAATGCTTCAATGTCCTGTTGATTCTTTAGGACTTTTCCTGATAACTCTTGCGTACTTTCTGATACTTGGCGTTCAATTTCTGACGAGTAATCTTCAAGCTTTTCTGCAAGGCCTTTTATATTTCTTAAATCTTCTACATCTTCAGCACTGCTTACCACCGCAATTTTCAGTACATAATGCTGCTTGCCTGTATTATCGATATAATCATCCAGTTCATCGCTTGAGATTATAAACGTGGCTTTACCCTTCCAAACGCTTTCACTGTTTCCATCAAACCAAGCATCAACGTAAACGAACTGCGGATAGTTGCTTATTACAAAGATGTGATCGGCATCAAGCGCTATGCGTAACCCTGCTACATAACCAACGCCCGCCATCACTTTAAAACTATTCGTTGTTTCACGCGGGGTAACTTTAAATCCATCGCCAATAAACCAGTTTTTACCATTCATATCAGCGGCTAGTTGGCGGGTAAGTTCTTCCATTCCATTTAACCGGGCTGTGTAGTCTAATTGCCACGTTTCAGGCTCAACGTTGATTCCCGTTAACTCTGCAATTCCCGAATACTCAATACCAAAATTACGATTTAATGTATTACCTGCGACCCCGTTTTCAGTCACTGTTTTTGACGTGACAGGAATATGGTTGATTGCCACTAACGTGTCGTTGACTGATGAGTACAAGCCTACCCAGTTAAAGTTAAACGGACCTGTCACACTATCAAGCACAGTCGAATAAACCACAACATTGTCATTGATGCGTCCATATTGTTGAACGCTTTGCTGATGTACAATGTGTTCGCTAGGTATAGTTTCTGAACGGTCGATAGATGAGCTTGCATCTTGTGCAGGCACATTTGCAAAAATAAACGTATCTATATCAAGCTGCTCATTAGCTTGCGCTTTTAATGCAAATAGCTTTTCACCTTCAAGCGTGATAATTGATGGCATCTTTTATTCCCCTATTTGGTCGCTATAACGCGATGATTACTTGCTACCACAAAGTGAGATTCATTATCCATGATTGCTAATCCTAGCTTTGGATTCATGTCATCACTTAGCGCTGCAAAGCCCGTTAAACTATCGTGTGCAAAATCAGAAGGTGGTGACATCAACTGAATGCTTGCGATAGTGTCGTATTGATAGCGACGAGTCGTCCTGCCATATTGGCGGCAAAGACTATCAATTAAGTTATTTCTCTGTGCTAAATCTGAGTCCAGCAATTGCAAACTCACCACGTCCCAATCTACTTCGCTAAAGCGTTCATCGATGGTGATCCAAGGTGTACCCAGCTTTTCAAACATAAAATACCAACCGCTTTTACTACCTGCGCCTTTAGCAAATTGCAGCGCGTATTTAACGCGTATGCGGTAAGTATGTTCAGTTTCATTTGGTATTTGCGTAATATCACGCTCCCATGCAAGTAAATGCACAAGGTCCAGTTCTGCGGTCATCGGGTCTAGCTGTTTTGCAGGCCATGCCAGCATTTCACTAATACGCTGCCAAAATCGCACCGCGCCTTTGCGTAACTTATCGAGCTCACTTGCTGGCCGCGCTAACCAGTAAGGCATTTTGGTGATAGCGTCCCAATCTATATTCATTGGCCATTACCATTTGTTACTGTGAGCTCACCTAAACGCGGAACACTCATAGCGCTTGTAATATCGTTTTGTTGCCAATTTAACGATTCAATACCTTCAAATTCACGGTGTAACTCTTGGCTTAGGCGACTAAAGCTAAATCGGCTTTGTGGTAAAGTTCGTGTAACGGTGTAATTAGCATTTTCTCTAAATGCACACCGAATAAAGTTTTCAACGTTACTAAGAAGCGCCAAAACTTCTGAATCAAGCAAGTAACTATAGGGATAAACTGTCACACCGACATTACTAGTCACGCCTGGCATTGCTAACACGAGTAAATCATCACCGTGACCGTGATAACCTTTATCCATGACATAAGTATTTAACTCATCAATCAGTACTTGGCTTGGCTCACCTGTATCTAACAAAATATACGCGTTCGCCGTACCTGGACCACGCGGCGCATCATGCTCAAAGTAAATATTGTCAGTATCTAGCCCGCTACGCTTTGTTAAAATCGCACGGTATACCGCATCGATGTGCCAAGGTGCAGCAGCAGTAAATGCGTTGCGGGTTCTTAGTTTTAATTCTTCGTTTGTTTCGGCGTCAGCCCCCAAAACATCAAGCCACTGATCATCATTTATTGCGCTACCAATTCCGGTGACCGACTCCGGTAATATATGGTAATACCCTGCCCCTAGGTTGTAGGCCGCGCCTGCAAATTCAGCGATAACGGGAACTAAAACACTGGCTTGATTTTCCGGTAGAATTACATCGTCAATTGTCAGCACGCGATACACAGTACCGTTAATAGCATCAGTCTGCACAACGGTTCCTGCGCTAATTAATAGGCTCGGTCCCGCTTGGGCTGCACGGTTAAATTTAACCTTACCTTGTGCACGCTCCATATCTTTACGAGTTAAATCATGTTCCCATGCCTTTGCATCAATAAAGCTGTCATCCGTGGCTGTTTTTAAAAACAGGTTTGGGAGTATCTTTTCAATCAGTACCTTGTTAACTATCCAGTTAGCCGGCTTTGCAACAATGGCGCTGATTACACGCCAAAACGGTGAGAACGGCGAGTCATTTGCAATAATGCTGCCCTCGGCTTCAACGTCTTCTTTAAATAAGGCTTTCCAGCCCTCTTCAGTGGTTGGAATGCCCGCATTTTCTACAATGCGCTTAAAATCAATGTTCGCTGTTTCATCAGCCATCACTACGCCCCTATGATCAACGATGAAATATCACCAAACTCAATGGTTTTTGCATATACCCACCATTGCCCTTTTTTAATTTCGTTTTCGGTCACTTGTACCGTGCCAGGCATGATCCGCTCATCATCTTCAACCAGTAATTTGATACGGGTTTTTGTGTCATTCGTCACACTGGTTCCCCTATCGCTTACCAGTAAATTGGCAAGGCCTGTATCTAAAATCGCATGCACAATATCTTGTGCTATTACTTCACGATCAGTTAAGTACTGTGGGCTTAGTCCTGCATCTAACACCACATCACCACGTAAAATGTGAAGATCACGGTAAAGGCTCATGAATGCATCTCCACAAAGTTCATGTAACTGCTATCACCTTTTGCAGGGTATACATTCACAGTGCCAACAGAGGTTGATTTCTGTTGGTTAGCATTACTGATCTGTTGGGTTATACCGCCCTTAACGGTTTTACCTTCAAGGGGAGCAATCGCTTCTACGCCTATCATTTTTTTCATACCCTCAAAGCTGGTATCAAGCTCAATTCCTGCTAAGTCGGCTAACTCTTCAATCGCCCACAATAGTGGGGCAAATAACACTTCAACCGCTTTCCATGCGTATTCAAGACCAGTTAGTAAAACGTTGATCCAGCTAATATCCGCAAAGCTAGCTTTTAAGTCGTCCCAGTAGTAAATCAACGCCCCCACTGCAACAATGGCCGCAGCAATAGCCGCTACAATTAAGCCAATCGGGTTTGCATACATCACAATATTTAAAGCAAACATCACACTGCGTAAGGTGCTTAGGCCTGCACTTAATGCGGTGGTGATCCCTGTCCATGTCATTGCCGCAACACCCCATGCAACCATAGCCATTTTGCTCGCGCCCATGATCACCGTGAATAAACCGCCTGCCGCAACAAGCCCCAATACTGCAACCGCTGCATAGCCAATCCACCGCGTTAAGGTTGGGAACTGCTCCGTAAACCACACAACATTGGTGCCCATATCAGCTATAATCCCCACAAAATCATTAAAGGCGGGTAAGATAGCTGCGCCCCATGCCGCACGTATCACATACCAGCTTTGTGCTAGTCGTTCGCTTTGGTCAGTCATGGCCATTGCCATTTCTTCGGCTTTTTGCATGCCGTTTACTTGCCCGAGTGAATTAATCGAGTCATTCAAGCCATTAATGTCTGTCAGTAATAACTTGATGGTTGATACGGCGTTCTTTGAACCAAAGGCTTTGGCAAGTTGATCACCTTCGGCAACATCAATCACATCACCATATTTGCTGCGAATTTCCGTTAAAATATCAACCATAGGCAACATGCGCCCTTGGCTGTCAGTAAAGGTCAGTCCTAAAGCAGATTGTGCTTTACCTACCCCCGCTAAAAACGCGGAATATTTAGTCCCCGCTTCACTTCCCGACATCGTCGCTTGTAATGTGCCAAGAATTGCCATTTGTTCATACACAGCAATGCCTGCACTATTTGCATCAGCGCCAAGAGAAGTAAACGCCGCCGACATTTCACTACCAGTGGTTTTAAATGCTTGAACTGATTGCGCCGTCATTCCTGTTATTTGTTCAACCCAAGCACTTTTACCCATGGTTTCAGCTTGGTTTTTAAAAATGCCGTACATGGTGCCCATGTAATTAGTGATGGTGGCTGCATCTGATTTAGTCGCCGCAGCAAGTACGTTGCTCGACATAGTAAACGCTGATAAATCAGCATCATTAAGCCCAGCTATCGCACTTTGAATGTCATAACTTGAGCTCACGAACTCAGTCGCAGACTTGCCATATTTAAGGGCGTACTGATAAGAGGTATCCGTTAATTGTTTTAATGCAGACTCACGCACACCAAGAGATTTAACTTCACCCAGTACCCGATCCATTTCAATGGC